CTAAAAAAAATGGAAAAACAAACCAAGTCAAAAAATATCAGCCTACTGGTTGTGTCTTTTTGGCTGATGAGTTTTGGGATAGCGTTAATCGGAGTGACAACGGGGGTATGGTTTGGGTGGGTTGCCGGGTTGTTTACCGGCGGTGCTTTAATTGGGTGTCTTGGAGTACTGGTATGTATGGTCGGGTTTGCGTGGGATCTGGCCAGTTTGGAATTTAAATACAAATATAAAAGAACCTCAAAATGAGATGTCATTGCGGATCGAACCAAACCACGGCGTATTCCACAAAACACAAGGTCCGGATAAAGGGGATACAGACCGACGCAACGAAGCGTTATCATAGGTGCGCCAAGTGCGGCTTACGATTCAGGACGTGTGAGTTTTATGTTGATTCGGAGGATTTGAAAATATTTGCGGCATTGAAAAATCTCCTTGTGGGTTATAAAAAACCCACAAGGGGGGTTTCTAAGTCTCATTAATTGCGGCTTTTTGCTCATCGTGCATAAGCCCGAGTTTGAGGATTTGCCGGGTATAGGCGTTACGGGATATTCCAAGTCTTCGGGCATTGGCCGTTAGTGCGCGTTTTATGCACCTCGGCGCGTGGATTGAGAATGTGACATTTTCCGTAGTGGTCTTTGGTCGTCCGAGTTTTTTTTGTATTGCCATTTTGGTTCCCTTCATTCCATAGCGACACGTGCATACTCAGTGGCGCAGTTTTTTGCATCTTTATAACTTTCCGCGGTAATCGTAACCACGTGCCAGCTTTGCTGTGCAATTTCGTATCCCCACGATCCGTTATAGTGTCCAACACGCAATACCGAACCGTCCGCACAGAAAATATATTCCCTTTCCGTATTTTCCAGAGCATTCGATCCGTTTGTAATATACTGCATTAGACGGGTTTTTAGTATTTTTTTTGCTTCGGCTATACCTTTATACACTGGAGGTATAGGTATAGTCATGTCTGTGATGTAATACCCGTTATGTGTGTTTTTTGTCAGTTCAAAGTTTATGTTTATTTTTTCCACCTTCATGGGTTTCTTCTCCTTTTAGTTGGGTTACATATCGATTTCCCATTCCGGAAACCCGAGGATTGCCAGTAATCTTCCGTCCACGAGCGTTTTGTCTTTTAGCAGGTAGAAGGGGATAAGCAGAGCACCCCTTTTTTTGAAATATATTACCTTCATGGTTTTTTTCTCCTTTCATGAAGACTTAATCAGATCGTTTTCGGACATCCATCCAGATTTTTCTCCATCATCCCATTGAACCATATATTTTTGTGTCCGTATCGTCGCTGTTGCGAACGGGTAAACACGATGCTGGGTATCAATAACCGTCCCGGCGCATTTTATAAATGACATCCTTGATCTAACACGATCTCCGTTTTCCATTTGGACCCCCGCTTTCGATTGGGTTTCTTCCCCTTTAATTTGCCTGGAATCTCCGTATTCCCATTATGGTTCCATCTGCGGCTCTTACACACGATTCCGGGCCGGTGTCCGGGCATATTATGTCGCTTCGGTTTTTTGCGGCCTGAAGCACAATCAGGCTGACGATATACATTGTGTCCGGTTCCGGTTCCGGAAGTCCTTGGATCTGTGTGTATATTTTTCGGACACACGGATATCCAAGCTCTTTCTCCAGCCAATTCACTCTACGCGATTTTCCAACCACCCGTGCAATCCCTTCAGATTCAAACCTTGCCAATGCGTTTTCTGCATACACTATAACTCTGTGTGGTGTGAAATTTCTTAGTTTCATAGCGTTACCTCTCCCTATTTATTGTCGTAGAATTTTTGCTTCCATCGTATATAGTTGTTTCGCGTATTTTTCTCTATTGAGAAGGATATCATGTTGTGCATCCCAACCGTTTTCGAAAAGTCCCTCTTCCACAAGCCTCGAAGAGAGGGCAAGTATGGCACTTCTGTATGTTTCATCACTTGCCATACAATTGTCGCAGTGCCCGAAAATGTCGATTATACCCTTTTCGCACATGCCGCACTTTAGTCTCATAAGTCCCCCTTCAGTATCCGTTTATGTGACGGCACCCTGAATAGGCGTAGCCACAGGTTTTCATTTCCTGCCCACAGGCCGGGCAGGTTTTTGGTTCGATCTTCCATTCAAGTATCCACTGGCCGCCGATCAGCGCCTCTTGCATCTTTGCAGTTCGTCCGTCGCAGAGTTCGGCAACCAACGCTATTCCGTTTTTTTCCTCATTCAGGAAAAGTTCTTTTATTTTTGTTTTCATTTCTTTATTTCTCCTTGGAATTCGTTAGTTTCAAGCTTCGTCACATCGTTGTGGTCGCAGATGTCCGCACATCTCGCCGGGGGTGTTGTCTGGAAAACCGTTATGGCAGATCCCAACTGCCAACCCCGCGTTCATTGAACAGACTTTTTTACACCCATCGAACGAACATATCAGTCCGATATAACGCAATTCTCTTCGAGTCTCTTTCATTCTGCCGGTCTCCTCCAAATCGGCGGCGGCGGTCAGAATAATATCTTTTGCTTTCATGGTTCGATTCCTTTTTTTTTGAACGGATAGATAATTCCAAAAAATCTTTCTTGCCAGGGCGGATACGGTCAGTCTTTCCGTTTTTGCGCGTTTTTTTATCTCGACAATCAATTCATTGGTTAACCTAATACTAAGATTTTCCCTTCCGATAGCTACGTCTTGTATGTAACCCGTTGGGCCGCATATCTGCCCGATCCTCGCCTCTGACAATCCGTATTTTTCTGCTATTTCCCGATGCAGCATTCCTTTTTCGCGCATTTTGCGTATCTCGTTATTTCTGTTTTCATATTTTTTGCCGATATTTTTTGCCGCTGGAAATTCGTACACCCCGCGATTTCTTTTAGACATCCCGTATTTTTTCATCACAGCATCCAGTTTTTCCTCTTTCCCGGTTCTGCGATAGTATGTGTACGCCGTGTTGTATTCCTTTTCTTTATCGAAATCAGCTATCATAATCTTCCCCCTCCGCATTTTTCTTCCGTCCAATACGGTGTTATACTTCCTCTTACGTTCGATGATACGATGTTAATTTCCTCTCCGTTGATCTCAATCCGTTCGATTTCGTAGTATGCCGGTTCTGGATCTTCCGGTTGGGTTTCTGCCGGTTCGTATTCAATTTCAACAGGCGCGGATTCAAGGAAATCGAGTTTCCGGTTGCTCCCGTCCCAGTATGACAATACAGGCCAGACCCCTACTCCCGCTTCGCCCGGTCCCTGATCCTGCCATTCAAATACGATCATGTTGACTTTGTAAATCTTTTCGCCGCCATGTAGGGTGGCAATCCACATTTTTTCGGGTAATCCTTCATTAGCGATCTTAAGCGCGATTTCCATTTGATCTTTTTCCGGCAGATCTTCAAAATTTCCGGTTTTCATAACTTTTCCCCTTTTATTGTTGGTTTTTTTTTCTCCCAAAGTACTTGATTCCAAACCCACACCTCCTCCCATTCACAGTTTTCGTGATTCCATTCAACTTCGACAACCTGGCCAAGGTCGACAGCGTTAACGGATTTTCCGTCGTCGTCCGTATGGTACCATCCGTCGTATGCGTCGATCTCGCCCGTTTTTTCGTTCATGAAAATCGTGTCCCGGCTTTCTATTTCGTTTTTAATCGTTGTAAGGCATTCCCCCAACTGCTTTATCGTCATATCCGCAAAATCTTTCATTTTCTATTTCCCCCAGTTATGCCCCGTTTCCGGGGCGTTTTAGGTTTCCCATCCAAGTTTTCCACCATTTTTAAAGATCGATTATCGACGGAATGGCCCTTTTCGCGGTGTCAGACAGGAACAGTTCTTCCAACACGGATCGTCCGTACGCGGCCCGTAAACATGAAACCCTGTGAATATGCGTGACAAACCACCCAGTCGGAAATCTTTCCAGTCGAACTTCCGTTCCTTCCGCTCTCCCGCGATACGCGTTTGGCAGTTTTTCTGTGCAGAGTTCGATCTGGCAGCCGATTTGATACTTTGTAGCAATTCCGAAATTGCTAAGTTGGATTTCCGCTTTTTTAATTGCTTGTTCGATCCTTGTCATATCAAACAAACGCGCCTGACAACCTTTTTCGATGATTGCGAGTCTTGTTGCGATTTTTTCCGTGTCTCTGACGTTGATTTTTGTTTTTTGCAGTTTCATGGTGTTCTCCCTGTTGTTAGTTGTGTCTTTGATAAATACTTCTCCAAAGGTTTATGTCAATTTGGTACGAAGCGTAAAATAATCGCTATCGGTCCAGTCGACAACTTCAAGACCTTCTTTTTTTGCGATCTCTGTGTTGTGGTTAAAAATGTCGATCTTATCGGTACCGACAGCCGGTTTTATCAAAATCCAATATCCCTTGCTGTCATCGGCGGGCAACTTCGTTGGAAAACTGTTTTTCCGCTTCGGCTCTGCGGTCAGACTCATAATTGCCAAGATAATCCCATTCGCCTGATTTGTACCGGTTTTCGAATTCGTCATTCAATTTATCGAGTTCGTCTTGCGTGTATCCCTCTGTATTTTCTGTTGTCAGCATTTTTTTGCTCCTCTCGGTTTCGTTTCCTTTATATTGTCATCCGCTCACCTGCCCTTAACATATGCAGAGACCGTGCCAGATTGTTTAAATAAATTAATTAAATTCGTAAACCCTTTAATACCATATATCCGCAAGGCTTTTTTAAAAATTAATTCAATATCCGAAGAAACCTGAAATGGTTCAATCGAGCCATACAAATTCCCCGAATACCCTCAGAATATCCCGGAAACCCGCGCCGACATTGGAAATTCCAACACATGGCTCAATCGAGCCACAATGGCTCAATTAAGCCTATTCAGTATTTTTTGTTTCGGCTGTTCATAAGTATCTGTTATTATTGGTAATTATAACAAATACTTATAAATTCCGCCCCATAATCATCAAATACTGAATACAGTAATTATGTCAATTTGACACAAAACGCAAATTGACATAATGTCACGCGTATGGGGTACTTCGATTTCGACATACGCGGCGGATTCGCCGATATAATGGACAGCGATGATCCGCGCTTTTGGCCGAACTTCCCGGACTACGGATCGTCCAGGGCAATGTCGACGTCCGGTGTCGCGCTGACTCCGGAAAAAGCCCGAACGTTTCTAACGTTCTTCGCCTGCGTGGGGTTGCGGGCACGTATTATTGGCAGTCTAAAATGCTACGTGGCACGGGACACGGGAACGATTTTTGAACCCGTGGACCATTACCTAAACGCCCTTTTGGACGGAAAACCAAATCGCGATACAAACGAATTCCAGTTCTTCGAAATGGTGGTACACCATCTTGATGTATGGGGAAACTTTTTCGGAATCAAAAAACGCAACCGTTTGGGGGAATATTCCGAGATCCTGCAAATATCCGATCCGGCGAATGTCACTCCGTATTACATACAAGACGGGGTGAAAACAGTTCTGTTCGACAATACCGTGGCGTCTCCGAGATCGCTGGTTTACGAAGTCCGCCGTAACGACGGGCAGCCCGCCAAGATCTACCCAGCCCGCGACATTCTGCACATCGCAAACATAACCCAAAACGGCGTTGTCGGAATGTCCCAACTGGGTATAATGCGTGAAACGATTGGGAAATACCTTAGTGCCCAAACGTATCAGGCGGATCATTTTAGCGGCCCGGTTGTAACAGCCGCCGGGGTTATCTCACATCCAAGGATGTTCGATGCGGAAACACAAGAGGAATCGGTAAAAGCGATCCAAAAGAAAATGGAGGCGGTCGCAACCGGGGGTGTCGCAGTGCTGGACGAGGATATGAAATATACCCCACTACCCCCAATGCCGATGACCGATGCGCAGTTCATAGAGTCCCAGCAATTGGACGCATATATGATGTGCGGTTATCTGGGTGTCCCCCCGAGTTGGGTCGGGCTGCCTGTGGCCACATCGTACAACTCGCTGGAAACCCTGAACGAGGTGTTTAAAAGCGGTTGTATTTTCCCTCTTGGAACACGCATATCCAAGACGCTGACAAATTCACTTCTGTCCAAGGCCGACTTAAGAGCGCAACTGTGCATTGTGTTCGATTATGACACGGCTTTCAAAGCGGATAAAAAAGCCCGTGGGATATATAATACCCAAATGTTTGCAATGGGCGCAAAACCCAATACGATCATGGCTAAAGAAAACTGGCCCCCGATAGGAGAGGGTGGGGATACTTCATTTCGACCGTCAAACCTTGTGCCTATTACAGATCCGGGCCAAGTCACGGCAACTCAGCCAACACCCATATCGGACACCGATGAATTGGGTAACGAAAATGAAACGGATGTGGATGACGATGAAACCCAAAATTGAAAAACGACTTTTTAAAATAAACGCGGAAACCCGTGCGGATGAGACCGGAGTTGAACGCCGGGTCTTGATTGGCATGCCGATTGTGTACGAATCCAGGTCAGAGAATTTCGGTAGTCGTGGAGATTCGTTTTACGAGATAATTAAACGGGGATCTGCAACCAAGGCGTTGAAAAAATCGGACGTTCGCGCACTTTACGACCACGGGGGAAACGGAACATTGCCGCTGGGTCGGGAGAGCGCGTCAACTCTCCAATTGCGGGAAAATGCAAAGGGTGTTGAATCAATTATATTTCTGCCTGATACCACATTTGCGAAAGATCTTCTGATCTCTGTGGATCGGGGGGATTTGCGTGAAATGTCATTTGCGTTCACTGTCGCCAAAAAGGGGGATACGTATGAGATGCGGGACGGTGAGGAATGGCGTATAATACACGAGTTTGACGAACTTTTCGACGTTTCTGTAGTGCCGTTTGCGGCGTATCCCGATACAACCGTGGCAGTGGAGGCCCGTGATAAATGGAAAGCCGAAATTGATGCAAATAATAAAAAAGCTCATGACGACGAGCGGAGAAATTTGGAAATAGACTTACTTTCGCTATAAAAAGGAGACTTGAAAATGATTGAGAAGTTGAAAAAAGCTATGGAAAGACTACAAGAGATCAGGGATATGACCGAACTCACCCAGGAAATCCGAACCGAGCGGGATGGGTTGCTGGAAGCCGCCAAACTCCTGAAATCCGATATCCAAAAAGACGAAGAGGCGCGGACATTGGATACGTTTATGGCGGAAACACCCAAGACTCCGGTTAACGAAATGCCGGAAATTCAAACTGACCAACGTTCCGGGATTGAGTTGACACCCACTTTGCCGTTTAAAAACTTCGGTCAACAGCTTGTGGGTATTGCCGCAATCACCCGTGCGAATGAAAGGGGTGTACACGGTAATGCACATATAGTCGAAACCCGGAACAAACTCGAAGCCATCACTCGGGCCGGAGCCACCGGGGTAAGCGCGAACGTGGATTCCGAAGCGGGATTTATGATCCAAACGAATTTCGCCGGTATGATGTGGGATTCCGCCGTAAAAGACTCAGGTATCCTGAGTCGCGTGGATACCTATACCTGTTCGGCGGACTCAAACGCCGTTGAATGGATGCGTCCAAAGGAAACGGATATTTCGAACAACGTGGTGTACGACGGGATCAGAATGTACCGTGCAGCCGAAGCCCAAACGGTCGCGGCGTCCAAGGCGACCCTTGAAAAATATCGCCTGGAATTGGAGAAATCAATGGGGTTTGTGTACTGGTCCGGGGAGGCGGTAAAACATGCAAACTTTTTGGGTCAGTTTTATCAAAACGGATTCAGACTGGCTATTATGCGGCAGTGCGAATCGGAAATTATTTCCGGAAGCGGTGTCGGGCAATGCCAGGGTATCCTAAACGCCGGAAACGCGGTACAACAGAAAGCAATCGAACCCGGCCAAACACTGACGACCCCATATGTGTACCCGAATATCACAGGAATGTTCAATATCCTGCATACCGAAGACCGGGCCAATGCCGTATGGCTGGCACATCCGGACTGTGAGGAAAAACTCATGCATGTGGTTTTTCCCGTAGGCACGGGAGGTGTTCCTGTGTTCCTCGGACCGGGGGGTGGAATCGGACCGGGTGTCAGTACCCTGCATCAGCGTCCGATTATCCCAACGGACCATTGCAGCGCGGTGGGTTCAGTTGGGGACCTGATGTTGGTCAATCTCAATAAATATATGTTGCTCCGTAAGGGTACGGAGGAGATGAACACCTCCATACACGTGCTGTTTCTAACTGATGAGGAGGTGTTCAGGATTATTGTATACGTAAACGGGGTTGTAAAAAACCCGAACGCGCTTACAATAAAAAACTCCGCAATAAAACGGGCATCGTTTGTGACACTCGGAGCACGGGTTTAATTTGGGTAGGTATACAAATTTAAAGGAGAAAAAAAAATGGCAGTAGAAATGACCCCGGAGGTAATGAAACCGGTAGTGACAATAGCCCCCGCCACCACAAACGGCGGAGTGGAATCGGATTACGTGAATATGAAAAATATCAACCGGCTTGAAATCTGTTGTATGCTTACGCAAGCGGTCGGGCATGCGACTGTTTTGACGCTAAAACAAGCCACGGACGTCGGAGGGACCGGTGTTAAGGTTATGACTTACCCGTCCAAAATATGGGCCAATGAGAATATTGCAACCGATGTGAATGCACGTCAAACCGATGCGAAAAACCACACCGTCGCGGCGGACATTACGAACAAGCTTGTAACATTTGTTATCGAACCGCAGGAATTGGATGTGAACAACGATTTTACGTGTGTCAAGGTTTCCGTGTCCGATTCGAGTCAGGCAACCAATTTTGTGGCTATTCTTATTCACGCCTATATGAAATTTCAGGGTGAAACACCTCCGTCTGTTATTGTCGACTAACCAACAGGCCCGCTTGTATGGGGCCTTTTAGGGGGTACTTGGTATGAGTGTTGAAGTGCGATTGAGGAAAAATTTGCCGGGAATCGGCAGCGTCGGGGATGTGCGGCGCGTATCCAAGGAACGGGCACGTGAATGGGTTATGTCTTTGCTGGCGGATTATGTAACCCCGCCTGTCTTGAAAATACCCGAAAAAGCTGTTTCACAAAAACTCAAAAAAACCGAAAAACGGAGTAACTAATGCATATGCGATGCGATTACCCCTGGTATGGCACAGGACATCAGGCTTTTTACGACGGGGTTACATTCGAGACCCTGCTGCCGATGTATCCGATTTTGTTTTATGACGACTTTATCGGCGCGGATGTTGTGATCCCGGCATCCGGCGCCCCAGAATCGGGTTGCAAATGGACGAAGAAAATAGTCGGGTCAGCGACAGTCGGAGTTATTGCGAACGGGGTTAACGGGCTTATCGAATGCGCTTTGACAGCGGATTCGGAAAAACAGGACGGCGCGTTACAGATGAACGATAATTTGCAATTCTCACTTGCACAGGGTGCTGTTTTTGAAACCCGTCTGGCACTTACCACCCTACCCACCCTTTTGGGGGTTGTGTCGTTCGGATTGTGCGGTGCTTGGGCAGATGCGGGATCAGCGTACAGAGTGGGATTTGAGGTGTCTGCCGGAGGTCTTGTGGTTTGTGAGAGTGATGACGCTGTTACGGACCTGTCCGCATCAAGCGGGGTTACACTGGTGACCGGGGAGTATAACATTTTTCGAATCGACTGTACCAATCAGGCGGATATCCAGTTTTTCATCAACGGAAACAAAGTGGCGGGTGGTACGACTTTTGCAAACGCCGCGTCCGCCGCGAATTCAAAATGTCAGTCACACGTTAGTGTATACAAGGCAAGCGGGGCGGGGCTTGGAGTGGCGGTTTCGGATGCCGTGAAAGTGTTTCAGGGTAGGAGTTAAAATGAAAAAACTCTTTATATTTGCTGTCGGTCTTAGCATACTGATGTGTTCAATACAGGCCCATGCGGCAGGCACGGTCGTTGAGACACTGCGTCTGGTGAATTCGTATTCCGGAATCTACACTGTCACGTTTCTGTGCACGGCGGACAGTGCGGACGGTTCTTTCCCATCGACCGCATTTTCCGCCCCCACAAGCCTGACACTTGCTGGGTGGGGTCTCGGGCAGATGCGGATTAACCCCGGAACCCCGGCCCCCACCGCTTTGTACGATATTGCGATTAACGACAGTGCGGGCGGTGATGTGTGTGGGGGTGCATTGGTTGACATGAGCGCGACGTTGACGGGTTCCCGTCGCGCTCCATTGGTTGAAAGCGCCGGAACCGCAACCGGTCTTGGGAGTGTCACAATGGATGATATATGGACATTGGTTGTAACCGGTAATTCGGTGAACAGCGCAGTCGTGGAAGTGACACTTTTCTTCTCGAAATAAAGAGGATTGTATGAAAAAACTTATATACATATGTATCCTGGTTTTGTGTACTCCATTTTGCGCACAGGCGGCCTACACATACGGCGGATTTAGCAGCGGAACGAGCGGCGGATTGGATGATGGAACCGCAACTGGCCAATTGCTGTGGTGGGACGGTTTGGAGTGGACGTATCTTGAAACATCGGAAATATTTTGGAACGACACCGATAAAAGGTTTGGAATAAACACGTCCACACCGCGCACTGTGTTGGACATACTAAGCACTACAGAAGGTATAAGACACAGTTATACAGATAACAGTGTATACAGTGGATGGATAACCAACTCATCCGGTGTCGCACAAATGACCGCCACCGGGAACAGTTTCACCTTCCCATCCGGAACAGCGGTAAACCCCGGAATTGCATTCGGGGACGGTGATACCGGATTTTATGAAAGCGTCGACGATAATATGGTTTTTGCCAGGTCCGGGGCTGGGGTATTTTCTTTCGGCGGTCAGGGATTCAGTTCGCTTTCCGCCAACGGGGCCGCTTTATTTATTAGGGCCGCAAGTGCAACGGTACCCACATTAATGCCCAATCGGGGAGACCCGGACACCGGTATTGGGGCCGTAACGACGGGGGATAAACTTTCGTTGGTTGCTGGTGGAGTCGAGGGTATTCTAATAACCGAAACCGGTGCAATCATAGTCGAAATTTCCGGAAAAACAACGATAACAGACACAACCGGACCCCAGGTCGAATTTATCTACGACGGTTTGAATAAAACAACAGGTGAGACGGATTCGAATGGTGATTTTACACTAACACCTACGGGGGATAAAATAACAGTTGGCGGGTTTGTTTTACAGGATGGTATTTTTGGGGAGATACACGTTGCGGATAATTCAACATCCCAAAGTATTCCAACCGGTGTGACTTATACGAAATTAACAGCATTCGATGAAAATGGCGGTTCGGCAAACGTGACCCCGGATCAGGCAAACGACAAAATCACGATAACAATCCCCGGATGGTATCGGGTTTCCGGCAAACTCAGTTTTATCTCAGGCACCGCAAACGTTGTATGGTACTGTGCTGCATTTTTAAACGGATCTGAACAACACCAAGCGCATTTTGTCCGAAAAGCCGCGTCACTTGACGTGGGTGATGCAAATTTTAACGGATTTATTGATGTTTCAACAGTCCCTTGGGATGTGGACGTGCGGGTTAGGCATGATAACATAGGCACGGTGGGGATAACACCTGTTTACATGAATTTAAACATTGAATACATGGGAGAAACCTAAAAATGAGAACTCTACTTGCAATTTTTCTTACCCTGTTGGTATCTGTTCCGGCTTTGGCTGATTTTGATGCCAGAATGGCGGTAATTCGTGACCCGGTTATCGGACCCGTTCTCAAAGATCGTGTCGCATGTGCACTTATGATTCAGGCATGTGTTGTAAAAATCGAGGGTATTGCGGTACCCAGTCATAATCTGCGGGACACATTCGCGCAGCGCGTTATCAACTGGCAGGTGTCATTTAATCCGATTTATGTGTACATTGTAAATGATGCAAACGTGTCCGCTCTTATAGATGCCGGAACACTCGGATTGATTACGGATACAATACTGTTACAGGCCGTTACAGACGGGTGGAACAACTTGTCCGGTGTGTCGGAGTTGGCAGAGTAAAATGGATATAAAAGATATCATATATTGCATCCTTGCGTTTTTTACACTTTGTGGAACCATCTTCGCATTTTCAAAACAGTTTGCAAAAATTGACGAGATAAAAACAGGCCAGGATAAGCTGGAAACAGGCCAAGAGAAGATTGAAAAATTGTTCTATCGGCCGGATGGAAAACTACGATTCCAGAATATCGATGATTGTCGGGATTGTCGAAAATCCTGTAAAGATGAAATATGTGCCTATGTGTCAAAGGAACTTATACGCATCGAAACCAATTTTCCGAGATTTCACGACCGTTTGGATGAATGCAATGAAAATCAAAAACTAATGAAAAAGGAACTACAAGCCATTGCAATTTGGATGGACGATGGAAATGGGCGATGAAAAATGACTCAGGATATCAAAGATTGGATCCATCTCGGCGCTCTCGCGATAATTGTTATTTTGCGATTTGCAAAATGGTATTACGACTGGCAGTGGTTCAGTTCACTTGAAAAGGCCATTAAAAGGATAACCAATGGGAATTAAAATATCTGTTATTGTTTTCCTGCTCTGTATCGGAGGGTGTCTCCCTGAAACGTTCGCGGCGGCGCGGCAACCGGAGATACTGCAATACAAATGGAATCCATACGGACCGACTCCGACATCGGACACACTAAGAACCGGATTTGGGATAGGAAAATGATCCTCTATCCGGATAAAACAACCATCATAACCGGACCGGCATCGCTGCCCGTCACACTCGCCGAAGTCAAGGCGCACGTGA